CAGTAGGCAGACAAGACTTAATACCAACTGACCATGAAATCACTGATAAAAGAATACTAAAACCAGTAGAGTTCCCTGAGTTTAATTTAGAATTACGACCAAGCCAGCAGTCTGTTTATGACGAAATTGGAGACGGTGGTATAATAAACGCTTGGGTAAGTTGGGGTAAAACTTTTACAGGTCTTGCAATAGCAGGTAAGCTTGGTCAAAAAACACTAGTAGTAACGCATACTTTAGCTCTAAGAAAACAATGGGAAGATGAAGTAGAAAAAGTATTTGGTTTTAAAGCTGGCATTATTGGTAGTGGTAAGTTTGAAACTGATAAGCCTATAGTAATTGGCAATATTCAGAGTTTATACAGAAAAATTCCACAAATACGACAACTCTTTGGAACTATCATTCTTGACGAAATGCACCATTGTAGTGCACCAACTTTCTCAAGAATTATAGATAAAAATTGTGCTAGATATAAGATTGGACTTACAGGCACATTAGAAAGAAAAGATGGCAGACATGTAGTGTTTAGAGATTACTTTGGAAACAATGTTTTAAAACCACCAAAGGAAAACTTTATGATGCCAAAAGTACATATCCTACCAATGGATATACGATTCATGGACGGAAATTCTATCCCTTGGGCTAATCGAATAAATGAGTTAGCCTACAACCCAGAGTATCAACATTCTGTGGCTATGACTGCATCATCATATGCAGCTAAAGGTCATAAAGTGTTAGTGGTATCTGATAGAGTAGACTTCCTAAAGAACTGCGCGAAACTCACTGGTGATAACGCAGTTTGTGTGACGGGTGCAGTCCATCACGAAAACAGAGGTGAAATAATTAATCAGATTTATGAGGATAAAGATGTTCTGTATGGGACACAAGCTATATTCTCTGAGGGTATTTCTCTAAATATTCTTAGCTGTTTAATCCTTGCAACACCAGTAAATAATGAGCCGTTACTTACACAGCTCATTGGAAGAATAATTAGGGACTACGAGGGGAAACAACAACCTGTAGTAGTGGATATTAATTTAATTGGAAAGACTGCAAAGAGGCAGGCTAGTATGCGTACAGGCTACTATATTAAACAAGGGTACGAAATATCAACCCTATAGCCACCTCCGAAAAATATGTCTTGACAACAGTTTCAAAATTTGTTATAATATATGATAAAATATAATTGGGAAAAGATATTTAGAGAAGCGAAAGGCGATAGTGTTTCAATTCTCACTATTATTCATCTCTTGACTTACAAGAGAATCCCAGCCAGTCGTAAAGACAAAACCTACAAGTATTTTGGGAAAAGTTTTCTCGGGGATAGCTTTCTGTTAAATCCGAGACAGCTACTGGCTGAACGAAAAAATTATAGTAATAAAGAGGCAGCTGAATATATAGCTGTGGCTTCGTACCGTAATTATTTCAATTATAAACAGACAGGTAAAACAACACTAGAGTTGATACATTTACCTGTCGAGACAACGATAGTAAATCGCAACAGACTGCTTCGAATAGACAATGGTCTAGTACATTTTTTATTTGAAGATAACGCTAATTGGAGAACATAATGGCATTAAAATTTGGAGAAGCACAGGGGAGTGCAAAAAAATCCTCAATCGATCAGTATACTTACAAAGAAGGAGATAACATTTTCCGTCTAGTAGGAGACATACTGCCAAGATATGTTTACTGGATTAAAGGCGAAAATGGTAAGAATATTCCTATGGAATGTCTTGCTTTCGACAGAAATACAGAGACATTTAACAACAAGGAAAAAGACTATGTAAGAGAGTTTTTTCCTGACTTAAAATGTGGCTGGGCATACGCTATTCAAGCTATTGACCCAACTGATGGCAATGTAAAAGTTGTCAATCTTAAAAAGAAACTCATGGAACAGATAATGGTTGCCGCTGAAGACTTAGGCGATCCTACCGACCCTGAAACAGGTTGGGACGTTCACTTCCAAAGAGTTAAAACTGGACCTATGGCTTTTAATGTAGAGTATAGGCTTCAAGCACTTAAGTGCAAACCAAGACCGTTAACTGACGCAGAAAAAGAGTCACTTACTGACTTGCGTTCTATGGACGACGTTCTTGCAAGACCAACCCCAGATGCTCAATTAGAGCTTCTACAAAGAGTAACTCAACCATCTGAGGGTGCTGAAGCTCCTTCTGATGTCGATTCTGAGTTCTCTATATCTTAGGAGATTACAATGATAGGAGTAGGAGAAAAATTTCCAGACTTTTCAATGGCCGCTGTAGATGGCAAGGAAATCATCGATGTTGATGTCCTGTTGGGAGAATGGAGTGTGGTATACTTTTACCCAAAAGATTTTACTTTTATTTGTCCAACTGAAATCGCAGACATGGATTACCTTGTTGGAGAAGCTGATGTTATAGGCATCAGTGGAGACAATGAATATTGTAAACTCGCATGGAAAGAGCAGAATGATTCTATAAGAAATATTAGACACATTCTTGCTGCAGACTGTGGACTATACCTTGCTAATGCATTAGGTATAGTTGACAATGAAAATGGAGTACCTTTCAGAGCAACTTATATAGTTGACCCTGAAGGAGTAGTTCAACATGTATCAGTAAATGCATTAGATACAGGAAGAAATGCAAATGAAGTGCTAAGAACGTTACTAGCTTTAAAAGCTGGCGGTCTTACAGGGTGTTCATGGCAACCTGGAGACGAGTTCGTAGCATGATTTTATTTACAGCAGACTGGCATATAAAACTCGGGCAAAAGAATGTTCCTTTGCCCTGGGCTTGTTCAAGATACAAAATGTTCTTCGAGGCTATTTATGACTTAGAAGAAGATGTTGACTTGCATATTATAGGCGGAGATTTATTTGATAGAGTACCTTCAATGGACGAACTCACATTATACTTTGATTTTATTAAAGATATAAAAGTTCCTACCATCATTTTTGATGGCAACCATGAAGCTACTAAAAAGAATAAAACTTTCTTCTCTAATTTAAAAAGAGCCACATCTGATGTAAACTCTCTTGTCGAGATTGTAGACTACACTAGAGAGCATAGTTGGGGAACAATACTCCCCTATGCAGATTTGCACAAGAAAGGTGCAATAGAGAAGTGCAATCCCGATAAGCCTTTATACACACATGTAAGGGGTGAGATACCCCCTCATGTGACTCCTGAGGTTGACCTTGATAAGTTCAATCCCTTTCCTGTAGTTTTTGCGGGTGACCTACATAGCCACTCCAATACGCAGAGAAATATTGTTTATCCAGGCTCTCCTATGACTACCTCTTTTCATAGAGATATAGTCAAGACAGGATATCTTTTAATAGATGAAGACAATGATAGCACATGGGAATGGGGAGAGTTCATTTTACCACAACTTCTTCGTAAGACTGTTGATAATGAAAGTGATATGCGACCCACCATGTTCCATCATACCATTTATGAGATTGAAGGAGATGTAGCTGATTTAGCCAATATTAAAAACTCTGAACTTCTAGACAAGAAAGTAGTAAAACGAAGTTCAGAGGCTACTCTTAATCTAAAAGATTTAACTATAGAGGAAGAACTAGTAGAGTACATGAGTGCAATACTGAATTTAACAGATGACAAAATTAAACAAATAATGGGAGTATTTAATGATTATTCTAAAGAAGCTACGCTGGGATAATTGTTTTAGTTATGGGCAAGATAATTATCTCAACCTTAATGATAGTAACCTTACCCAGCTCGTTGGGACAAATGGACAAGGCAAGTCTTCCATTCCACTTATTATCGAAGAAGTATTATTTAATAAGAACTCAAAGGGTATTAAAAAACAAGAAATCCAAAATAGGTTTGTAAATCAAGGCTATTGGATTAACATAACATTCTCAGTAGATGAAGATGATTACGAGATTGATGTAACTCGTAAGGCAAGTATAAAGTGTAAACTCTATAAAAACGGTGATGATATTTCTAGCCACACAGCTACAAATACTTACAAAACAGTCCAAGAATTACTTGGTTTAGATTTTAAAACTTTTACTCAACTCGTGTATCAGAACACGAATACATCATTACAGTTTCTAACTGCGACAGATACAAATAGAAAAAAGTTTCTTATAGATTTGTTAAAGCTAGAAGAATATGTAGAATTCTTTGATATATTCAAGGAAGCTGCAAGAGAGATTTCATTTGAAGTAAACAGCCTCAACAGTAAGACTGATACAATAGTAAAATGGTTAAATGAAAATAAATTGGAGAGTACAGATATACTTCCTATATTAGATTTACCAAAATACTCACAAAAAGACGAAGACTATTTACAGATTTTACGAAGCGACTTTGAAAAAATCTCCGAAAAAAATAAAAAAATTATAGATAATAATTTTATCAAAGAACAACTTGACGAACTCGAAAAGAGTGAGCATAGGTTGTTCAAGGGTGAGCATATTCATCTTGACGCTATGCTGCAGAAACATGGAACATATAGTTCCCAACTTTCTGAAGCCCAAGCGCACTTGGACAAAATCTCCGAGCTTGAAGGCTTATGCCCAACCTGTGAACAGGAAATAGATTGGAACAAGATGGAAGAAATTAACACAAATTATTTTAATGCGAAAACAAATGCACATAATAACATAGTTATTTTGAATGAGCAAATGGAAAAAGCAACTGAAAATAATAAACTTGTGCTAATTCGTGACCACCAACAGAGAGAGTACGAAAGCTGTATTCGAGATTGGGACACTACTCTCAACTCTCAAATTTTAGACGGTGAGAGACTTTCTTCCCAAATTGACGACCTTTCTTCCCGCATCTCAAATGTCCGTAAGGAGATAGAAGATGTAAGTGCGAGTAACTTAGTGGCAGAACGCCACAATACTCGTTTATCAATCATTCAAGAACAAACGGAGGGTTTTGAAGAAGAATTGGAAGAGATTGTCGCAGCTTTGGGTAAAGTTGAAGAGAAAGCCACACACTTGGAGATACTCAAGAAAGCTTTCTCCACGAATGGATTATTAGCCTATAAGATTGAAAATCTAGTGAAAGACCTAGAAGAAATAACAAACGACTACCTTGCTGAACTTTCAGCAGGTAGATTCAGTTTGGAGTTTGTTGTTACAAATGATAAGTTAAATGTAGAGATTACAGATAACGCAAAAGTAGTAGATATTCTAGCACTTTCAAGTGGTGAACTTGCAAGAGTAAATACTGCAACACTACTAGCTATAAGAAAACTAATGAGTAGTATTTCTAGCTCTCGTATAAACACATTGTTTCTTGACGAAATAATAAGTGTACTTGACGAAGAAGGAAAAGAAAAGCTAGTAGAAATATTGCTTGGAGAAGAACTAAATACATATTTGGTCTCCCACGGCTGGACTCACCCACTTCTATCTAAAATAGAAGTAATTAAAGAGGACAATATTAGTAGACTTGAATAGTGGATACATTCGTGAAACACGAGTGCCCTGTTCTAGAGCGTATGATTTTTATACCAGTCGGTACTACTTGTCCACATTGTAAAAAATATGGTAAACGCAAGACAGAAAGGAACAAAAGCAGAAAAAGAAGTAGCAGCAATGCTCAAAAGACATACTAACTTAGATTTTATACAGACCCCAGGAAGTGGTAGTGGTAAAATAAAAGGTGATTTGTATGTAGAACACAAACATAACCTATTCCTTATAGAAGTAAAACACTATAAGGATATGGGTTTCTCACATAAGATATTTACTCAAAAGAGTAATAATCTTGTAGTGTGGTGGAATAAAGCAATAAGACAGGCTCAAGAAATGGAACAAGAACCTCTTATATTTATGAAACAGAATTACGCAAATTGGTATGTAGTAACGACACGCAGACCAAAAAAAGACAAAAGGTATATGCACATAAACTGGCTCGGTGCATATGTAATGAACGCAGAAAAGTGGCTAGAAAACGAACAAATAAAATTAACAAATGGCGATAGATTTCTCAAGCCTTGGGAACCAGATCCAGAATGGCAACTTACTAATAGTTGATGGACTTAATGTTGCATTTAGGTGGAAACATTCACGACAACTTGAATTCAAACACGACTATGTAAGAACTGTTGAAAGTCTAGCAAAGTCTTATAACTGTGGAAACATTATAATACTTGCTGATGGTGGAAGTACCTATAGAAAAAGATTAGCACCTGATTACAAAGGCAATCGGGCGGAAAAGTATGCTCAACAAACAGAGCAAGAAAAAGCAGAGTTTGCTCAGTTTATGGGTGAGTTCTCAAATGCCTTTACCCAACTAGGGAACAAAGGACACTTAACAATAAAACAAAAAGGACTAGAAGCTGATGATTTAGCAGCTTGGATAGTCGGAAAGAAAGAAGATTTCGGTATAGATGAGATTTGGTTGATATCGTCAGATAAAGACTGGGACTTGCTTATACAAGACAAAGTATCTAGATTTAGTACAGTAACTAGAAAAGAGATTACTTTGGATAACTGGGAAGACCACTATGATGTAGAGCCAGATAAATATCTAACGCTCAAATGTCTAGCTGGA